TAGTCAAGCACAAATTCTTGCGCTGGAATGAAGTCAGCCGCCGTTACGTGACCTCTATTCCGTCCTTGATGGAGTTAGACCGCGACTCTTGGCGCAAACAGTCGCCAGATAAGAAACAAGGGTCTGATGGCGATTCTAAAGCGTTTGTACCCGCCGAATTGCAGCATGCAATACATAATACGTATCTGCAGAGTCTGCAATGCTATAAAGAGTTATTGGAAGAAGGCGTTGCAGCAGAACAGGCCCGCATGGTTTTGCCGCAATCAATGATGACCGAATGGTATTGGTCAGGCTCTCTAGACGCATGGGCCAATATGTGTCTATTACGAACGGACAAACATGCTCAACAAGAATCACAGGCTATCGCTCTGGAGATTTCGGACGCGCTGCAAGATATATATCCGTATTCTTGGCAAGCTCTTGTTACCAGAAAAACTCAAATATCAGATAAGGAGGCGTAAATCTATGATGGATCTAGCAAGCCTTAGACTAAAGGAAAGAGACTTGGAAAAACTGCTGCTCAAATGCCAGCGCCAGCCGGATGATGTTCTTGTACAGGGGAAAGCCTACTCTCTTAAGTACAAGGACATCCAGCCCCTTGTAGCCAATGAGCTTTCCTACACCAAGGCAGAGATTGAACTGTCAGAAGATGTGCGCTATCGGCATCTGGTGCAAAAAGCGGATTTTACGTAATGGAATCTTCATATTTAAAAGTCTTGCAGCTAGCAGACTCTTTACTTGTAGGCGGCACAAGTACTTGCCGCATTGATTGTGTAGACTGTGGCGGCAGAAATACACTCACTATCTCCATTTTAGCAGGAAAAGTGGTGTGGAACTGCTACAAGGCCAATTGCGCCCTGTCTGGCGCAAAGAAAATAGATGCGGCCAGCAAGCCATTGGCCCAAGTACAGGCGTTTGTAAGTCAAACTACTGCGCCTGTTGCGCCGCCTAGAGGCATACCTATGCCTGCAGTGCTGTCTAGCCCCGCCAACCATCCTAAAGTGCTGGATTTTCTGGCACAAAATGGTTGCGGGCCAGCATATGCCGACAGCCTATGTCGCATTGCGTACGATCCTAAGCAGGACAGAGTGTTATTTTGTGCGCCCGATATGTCTGGCGCTTCCGGTAAGTCATTGCAGGCATGGCGCAAGCCTAAATGGCTTATTTATGGAGATCGTCAACCTTATTTTATTGTTGCGCCGCGCATTCGGTCAACTACTGCCGTACTTGTGGAGGATGCACTAAGTGCCTGCGCCATTGCTGGCTGCGGCGCGGCAGGCATTGCGATCCTAGGTACAAATATGGATACGTTTACGGCGTCTGCGCTCAAGAAGTTGCCGTATTATCATTACACTATTTGTTTGGATAGTGACGCAGGCCGCAAAGCTATCCAGATCAAACTGCAGCTACAGGCTGCACTCACCAATGCTACGGTATCTGTGCGCTTGCTTACAGGCTCAGACCCAAAGCATATGACTGACCAACAACTAAAGGAGATTATTTACAATGAAAGCTAGATTTATTGTCGCGCTAGATTTTGACGCCCAAGGCCGCTGGGGCAATGCGCCACAAGAAGAAGAGGCCAAGATCCAGAATGTCCGATTCAATCTGGAAGAGGCATTGCAGGCTTTTGTAGCCGACAATAGCCATCTGCTACCCATTAAAAGCTATAGTCTTGTATTGCGCGAACGCCGTGGCGCAGAGACTACAGATTTAACTAAACTGAAGTTGCGCCGCTCTTAAGGCGCTACTCTTTAATCAGATTAATCAGAGAATCAAGATGCTTCCATTATTAGAACAGAAAGTCTTACTGTCCTTGTGCGACAAATCTTTTTATGCCGCCAACAAGTCCATGCTGTCGCCAGAGTTGTTCCAAGGCCCATTGCGCGACATATACACTTTGATTGTAGATAGCTACCAAAAGATGCCAGAGGTAGCTAGTCTCAACAAATCAGAGATTATGGTTATATGGGAAATAAAGAACCCACTTTCTTCAAATGCGCAGCGCCAAGAGTTTTCCGTATATCTGGATGACGTATTTACGGCAGGCGCAGATTTAAAGCCGGAACTTTTGAATTTGTATATCCAGAATCTTTGGGAGCGCCATACAGGCCATAAAATTGCCTCACTGGGGTTGTCAGTCGCGGAAGGTGATAAAGAGGCGCTGACGCGGCTTATAAAGCTTCTAGAGGACAGACGCAACGGTTTTATGCCGACAGATTTTGGTGACCCTACCACTCAAGACTTGGATGTATTACTTGGATTTGCCAGTGATGACAATAGATTCAAGTTCAATATAGAGAGTCTGTCGCGCCATGTGTTTGGCATTGGCCCCGGAGAGTTCGGCGTAATCTTTGCGCTCCCAGAAACAGGCAAGAGTGCCTTTGCGCTTTCTTTATGCTGTGCGCCCAATGGTTTCTGCGACCAAGGCATAAAGGTCTTGTATCTAGGCAATGAAGAGCGTACGGAACGCATGATGTTGCGAGCCATCCAATCTTATACAGGTATGACCAAGGATGATATTTCTGCTAATCCTAAAAGGGCCAAGGCTATTTTCTCTAGGATTGCAGACTTGCTTGTAATGAATGATGTGCAGGATTGGGACTTGACGCGCATAGAAGCCTACATAGAGCATATTGACGCGCAAGTAGTTGTATTGGATCAAGGTGACAAGCTTCATCTAGCCAACAATACAAACTATAGCGCCTCCCATGAACGGTTGCGCGAACTATTCAAGAGTTTGCGGGAACTGGCAAAGAGGCGCAATTGTGCGCTACTTACAGTATCTCAGGCCAGTGCGGAAGCTAAAGGACGTACAAGGCTATCTCCATTTGATATGGAGGGTTCCAAGATTGGCAAGGCGGCAGAGACAGATTTGATTATAGGAATAGGCAAACATGAGGCTGGAGACATTGATGATTCAGAAGTAGACAACAGCCGCTATCTTACTGTTTCTAAAAACAAATTGTCTGGCTGGCACGGCACAATCATTGTACAGATAGAGCCAGAGATATCCAGATACATAGTGTAGCTTCCTAGCTATTTTTAATTATTTTTTGGCTGGGGCCACTTTTTTCTTGTCATAGTACAGAAAAGAGAGTAGGCTCTGGCCCCAGACAGTTTGGGGCGTTTTTTATAATATATTTATAGTTATTAATAGTTTTTAGTAAATTAAAGAAATCTATAGATATCTATAAATATCCAGAATATCCAGATATTACCAGAAAGATAGATGCCTGTTAAAGATGTTTTCTCTTCAAATAGACTATTAAGTCAATTCTCTCCTTTTAATGCACAGATCCACAGATATCCACGTACTGGGCGGTTTGAGCTTATCGTGAAAGGCTGGGGCGATGAGTTCGTCCATGAAGGCGCATGGACGTTTGAGCGCGAAATAAAGTACATTGTGCGCGACTTACCGCTGACGGCCCATTATCTCCATAAAATAAAGAACCATCCTAAAGTACCTAGCGTACAACGTTGTCTGTCTGGGTACATAAAGGGGCTAGAAAAACGCTCCCTAGATTCGTACTTGGGCACAATGGATTGGAACAAGAAGGTAATGCGCCAAGTGGCGCAAGCTGTTTTGCAGTCTGATGTACAAGTAACCTTCTTCAATAAACAATTCCCGCTGACAGAATTCTCTATTTCTTACAAGTTTACTCCCAAGAGCGTTCTGTTTCCTTTATTTAACACTTTTGTGGAGAAAGACATCTAAATGCCGCAAGAGAAAGAACCAGACAATCCCATGTTCTGTAATAGGTGCAATACTAACTACATGTACGCTCTAGATGTGATTTGTACCAATACAGAAACTAATATGCCTTTCCGTTTGTGTGAACGTTGTAAGGAGGAGGTAGACAATACAATTTTCCAGAAGTACGAAGGCTATCATTTCTAAGAGAGAGCTTGTATGGACGCAACAGCTACAGATATAAAACACTTCCCGCTAACTACAACGTTAAAATTATTAAATTGTGGCAGGGATACCCTAGATGATCTAATGGAACGCTCTGGCGTAACCTACTCTAAGGTAGGTAAGCTAAAGGCTTTTACGGAAGAAGAGGTCAATCTGCTAAAAGAAGCAAAGACTCGTAAATTCTGGTGGCGCGATACGGAATCTCCAACAAAAGAGAAACCTCGCAAGCAAGAATCGCCCAAGGTACATCCAATGTGTGTACGTATAAGCAGAGCAGACGCCCATCATGGAGAGACTATAGCCAAGAATGCTGTCCTTACCCACGGCGTACAAGGTGTGCG